TTAATGGCTAAAATTATGCCGCAGATTACAACATCTGCAACATCTACATCTGACGTACCAACACAGAAATTTGCTGGTGTTGATGCTGCTGATGCTAGCAAAATTGTTGTCGTAACTTCTGACCCCACTAGTGGTGATACATTTGATTATGCTGATCCTAGTGTAATTGCTGGAGGTCGTTGGCAAGACGGTGATGCCGCAACTGACGTTGTTCTAGAGACTAGTACTGATAAAGTTGGTATCGGGACAACCAATCCAGATTCAAAACTACATGTAGAGACAGCCGCCTCACACGCTGCGATTACGATTGCACGAAATACCCAAGCCACAGGTGAAGTTGGTATTAACCTAGACGGTGGTACCGGCGGTAAGATTTGGTATGTCGTTCAGCAAGCCGGCTCTGACAACCTCACCTTTTGGGACTCGAACGGTGATGCTGCAAGGGTAACATACAAGTCAGGCGGGGATGTCGGGATTGGCACTACGAGCCCAGATTCTGCGCTCCATGTACAAACGGCTGCTTCGCACTGCTCGGTTACGCTTGAGCGAGATACCAAAGCCACAGGCGAAGTAGGTATTAATCTGAATGGAGGCACAGGCGGCAAGTTCTGGTACCTCGTTCAGCAATCCAATTCTGACAACCTCACCTTCCACGATACTGATGCCGCTAGGGTCACATTTGAGCATGGTGGTGATGTGGGCATTGGTGTTACAGACCCTGATGCTAAGCTTGAGGTGCTAAGTACTACTACTCAACTTAAGGCATCGTACGATGCTGATAGTCTAGCAACCATTACTGTTGCTGATGATTCACACACAACTATCGCAACTGGTGAATCTGGAAATCTTACTCTAGATGCTGCAGGACAACTTGAACTTAATTCCGATGCGGGCGGCGTTACTTTCAAAGATGGATCCCAAAAAGCCATGTCGATCGATATGGTAACCACTGCGGGTGATGCAATCTTTAGAGATGCTGGTGATACTGAGATCTTCAGAATCGATGGTTCGCAAGATTCACTCCTAATGGCATCTGGCAAGAGCATACAATTCGCTGATGATGAAGAGTCCATCACATCTGATGGTACTGATCTTTCAATTGTGGCAGGTACTGATATTGTACTTCGTCCCGGTGGATTAATAGATCTTTATCCTGAATCAGTAACAATTGCTGCTGGTACGGACTTTGGTACTGGGATGCATACGATCGTGAATACGACTGCCAAAGTAACCAAACGAAAAATTGCCGGTATTGAAGAGTGGACTACCGAACTGCAAGTAGTACTAGACAATGCTAGATGCGGCGCCACCGCCGGAGATGCTATTGGTCTAGACGAGTCCTACGGTACACTTCCTACATGGTTCCTGAATACTGCCGGCGGTGGCGCAGGTCACATTGGAAATGCCGGTGTGTCACATATTGTAATGATTTGTACACAAACACCCGATTCTCCGCTTGTTAATATTACTATTGCCGGCAACCCATCTAACGCGCTTGAACAGGATGATCCAGTAATCTCTGGAGGTGCGGCTTTAGTTAATGCTACTCCATACCCAACGATTGCTAAGGGAATTTCCGCTAGCGGTCCTGCGCCTGCCATGGCTAGTCTTCCATCGATGCAGTATCTCTATCTTACATGCGCTCCGACATCGGGCGGTGAACAGGATTTTAGTCAAGGTCAATATAGAATTATAATTACGAGTTACAATATCTAGTGTGGCAAAGCAATCTAAGAAAGCTTTAGAAGAAGTCAAGAAGTGTCAAGGAGACTTTGCCTACTTCTGCAAGTATCTTAAGATTCTAGATAAGAGTGGCAACATTGTTCCCTTCAAGCCAAACTATGCACAAAAAGATTTCTATCAAACTTTAGAAAAAAATCCGTGGATATATACTTTGAAGGCAAGGCAGTTGGGCATGACAACTGCAATTGCTGCTCACCTCTTTTGGAAAGTACTTTTTACGCCCAACTTTAAGTGTGCCGTTCTGGCACATACCCAACAGGCATCAAAGAACATCTTTGAGATCTACCATAGATTTCATCAATACCTACCTAAGTTTCTTAAGTTCAAGTGTGATACTTCTAACGTTAATGAGTTAAAGTTCTTTCATGGCGGTGGCTTGAAAGTATCTTCAGCTACATCTTCTCACTTTAGAGGTTCAACATTTAATGCAATCCATGCATCAGAGCTTTGCTTCTATAATAATTTAAAAGAAACAATTGCATCAATCTTCCAGACTGTTGCTGATAACTCAGAGATCATTATTGAAACTACAGCCAATGGACTTAATGAAGGCTATAGGCTATGGATGGAAGATAATGGTTTTGGTAAACTGTTTATTCCATGGTATACAGATAAGACCTATGTCTCCGCTCCCTTACCTAACAAAGGGTTAGATGAGTTCGAACGTAAGTACAAAGCCAAGTATAACCTCACCAACAAACAAATGGGGTGGGTTAGGAAGACTATCGATATTAGGTGTGGTTCTGATATCAATATCTTTCATCAAGAGTATCCTGCTTCTGCTGCACTAGCCTTTATTACAACTGGTACTAAGTTCTTTAATTGTTCTTTCCCTGAGGCTATTAAATTAGAAGAAGAGGGTCTAATAGAGTACTCTCCTCCTGTACAGTATCGTTCATACGCCATGGGAGTCGACTCTGCAAGTGGTTCACCAACTGGTGACTATTCTGCTGCAGTTGTTGTTGACATCACTGATAGACGAAAGATGTTTGTAGCTGCCACCTATTACAAGAGAGAACCCCTCTCAGAGTTCGCTTCAGCCTGTCTATTGTTAGGTAAGAGGTACAATGCCCTAGCCTGTATAGAGTCTAATAGTATTGGTATGTCCGTCATAGACAGATTCCAAATGGATAATTATGTGCACCTTTATAGGAGAACACAGTTTGATAAGATTGGTAATCAGTGGGTAGAGAAATTAGGATTTAATACCTCACCACAGACAAGACCAATGATGTTGGCTAGATTGCAAGAACATATCAATAAGAAGTGGTTAAGCCCTGTATGTCAAAGAATCAAATACGAAATTAATTCTTTTGTATATAATCAGAATGGCAAACCCGAAGCAGCCTCTGGTCAACATGATGACCTTGTGTTTGCTACTGCCTTGGCTTTGATGAGTATCGATCAGGCAGACTCTTATACTATGGAAGTTGAACAGAAGAGTAAGCCACATACATTGGCTGGAATTTTAGAATGGGAAGCCAACACAGGAAAGCTTTATAAAGACAATCAGAGTTTCTTTGATGACGAACCTTTGTTTAAGAATCCAATGTCAACTGCACAGCAGTTAGACAAGAAGTTAGGAATTGTATGAGTGAAAAAGTAGATTGGAAAGCACTCAATGAAAAGGTTGCTAATATGAAACCTAGAAGGAAGGGTACCTCTCAGCTTACCTTTAGAGAGATTGAAGAAATTAAAGAGAAAGTATGGTGGGAAGAGTACGATGTCCCTGGTGGTATAGTTAGATTGGCTAAAGAGTATAACTGCCCTAAGGGACTAGTCTCAAGATATAAAACATTAACCGCCCAAGGAAAGGGATGGAAAGGTTAATCGTAATATTTGAAAATTTTGTATATTTATTATGAAAAGTGTGGGGCATAACCCGTCGTGACAGGCACGTAAAACTGGAGGTAACAAATGCCACTTTTGGACAATACAGCGTTAGAAAGCCTAGGAGAAGTACTAGACCAAGACTTCGAACCCAAAGCTGATGATTCCTCGCTAGAATCGAAACAAGAGGAACAGGTAACACCTGAGCCTCANACAGAAGAAGCTCCCTCGGAGGAGTCAACAGAAGTAGATGAATCTGGNCATCCGATTCCATATGGCAGATTCAAGAGTGTAGTTGAGACTAGGAATACACTGCGGAGTGAGAACGATACTCTCAAAGCTCAATTACAAGAAATGGAGAGTCGATTTAAGAATATTAAGACTCCTGTTGCTGGGTCGGTTGAACCATCCCCTACGGAACAGACAGATTGGTTAGATGATTATCTTGCAAAAGATACTGTTCAATCTGGAGTACCCGAAGGTTATCGTGATGAGACTACTCAATACCAGCAATTAGATTCTAGGATTCAACAGTTTGAGATTAGAGAAGCTCAGAGTGAACTTCAACTTGAACTGCAATCAGCAAAGGCTAAATACCCTGCTGTTAATGATGACATTCTTCTTCATGCAGTCATTCAGGATCCCACTGTGGATGTAATGGATGTTGCAGAAAA